GGTTAACGGGGCCCCGGTCCAATCGCGAGCGATCGCGTCGGGGGCGGGCAGGACCTGGGCGCGCTCGATCAGGGCGATCGTGCGCAGGTCGGTGATTTTCTCGCCGGGGGAGCTGTACCAGTCGCCCCCGGGGCCTTCGATCGCGACCTGGCGGCCGTACTGGGCGGGCCAGGCGTAGGACTCGGGGATATCGTCCCGGGGGACGTGCTGGGGCTGAACTGAAAAGACCGCGCGCCGACCGTTCGGGAAGGTCACGGTCAACAGGGTGTCACTGATCACTGGCATGGTTCTATCCTTTCTCACTTTCTAGCGGCCGGGCAGGATCGCCCGACCTGGTTTGATTCTATTTCGGTTTTCGGTCAACTGTCAACAGGTCAACGGCGGCCGCGAATAATCCGCTGGATCAGCAGAAACAACAGCAGACGAAAACCGGTTTTCTGGGCGTCCGGGGGCCTGGTCATTTTCAGGGGCCCCGGTTTGAACTGCGGGCCTTTTCGCATGCGGGCCCCTTCAAAGGATCGCGGGCGAGTGCGTGACCGCGTGCCCGTCTTTTTCCGCCAGGACGACGGCGACCTCGTGCGATTTGCGCGCCCTCAGCAGGGCGGCCGCTTTTTGCTGGGCCTCATAGGACGAAGACGCGAAGACCTCGACGCGCTGGCCACGATAAAAGGCAATATATCCGTGCATTTTGCTTTCTCCTTTCTAACGTCGGGACGACCCCGACCGCGACAGTATAGGTGCCCGCGCGTTACTCCGTCAACAGGGCCTGGCGCAGGACGTGCCACGGGACCCCCGTCCAGGGCCAACGGCCGACCGGCTCCAGCTCAATGCCCAGCTTCGACAGTTCCAGGACCTGGTCGCCCGCGTACAGCAACAGCTCCGAGCCCGCGACCGTGCCGGCCTTGGGCGGGTAGTACTGCACCAGGACGTAGGTCGGGCAGCGCAGGTCCGCGTGCTTCAGGTGGAAGGCGACCTGGTGCGGGCTCAGGTTCACCTTGCGGCCGCGTTTCACGACCTTGAGCTCCAGCATGACGAACTCGCCATGCGGGAAGGCGATCAGGCAGTCGGGGATGCCCAGGTTTACGCGCGACTCAATGCGGGTGATATGGCAGTTTGGGAGATTTTCTCTCACCCGTCGATACAGGGCGCTCTCCGGTTTCGCTGGCATCCTTGACCTCCACGGTTTCAACGTCGGGGCTGTTCTCGATCTGCGTCGGCGTGATGTCGATCACGGGGCCGCTCCCGTACAGCTTCTTGATTTCCTCCAGCTTGCGCATGACCTCTTCCTTGCTCATGCTGTCGATCGTCCCGTGCCGGATTTCCTTGCGTTCGATGTAGATCGTGCCCAGGGCCTGCCCGCGTCGGTACTCTGCCTGCACGGCCGCGCCATACGCGCCCGCTGCCAGGGCCTGGTCGCGGATGAGCTGCAGGTCGCGCATGTGCCGCTCGAAGGTGGTCCCGTACTGTTCGCCGAGCTCGCGTCGGCGCTCTTGGATCGCGGCGACGATATGCGGGCTCTTGTCCGGGTCGGTCAGCTCGCGGGCCCGGTTCTTCGCCCAGACCTCAGAGTACCCGGCCCGCATGGCCGCTTCCTTCAGCGTGACGTGGCCGTCCCCGCTGACGAACTCCTCGACGAACTTCCATTCCTGCGCAGTCAGGACCCGGGGCTTATGGGGCTTCACGGGGGCGCTGATGCGCTCCTCCACCACGGCCGGGCGGCCGCCCAGGGGCTTGCCGGCCAAGAACTTCTCGTCTTTGTTGCTCATCAGGCGATCCTCCAGATGCGCCAGCCGCCCTCGGCCTTTCGGCATGAGAACTTCACGCCATCGTGCCGCTTGGAAAACATCCAGGCGGCCGAGCGTGCGTTCTTGACCAGGCGGCGCTCGGTCAGCAGGAAGCTGTCCCCGACCCGCATGTCATAGAACGGGTACTTCTCTCGTTTGTGCCAGTAAGGCAGCGGCACGTGGCTCTCGATTTTCAACATGCCATCAGTTTACAACATACCAGATGGCGCGCGCCACCCAGGGGCTCCCTCCGCCTACCCCGTCCGATTTTTGGGTTTCTATATAGCTTTTTTAGACCAACAAAGAATTTATTTTTCAAAAAAGTGCCCGCGCGCGACTTTTATAAGAAATTACACCTGTAGACACAGTGTAAGTCTCTGTACACTCCTAACACCTTGATTTCATTCACTTCTTACACCATTACGTCTATTACGTCATTTTTCAAAATTTTTTCACAACAACACATGTTCTTGGAAAAAATCCTACTAAAATAGCGAAATTTGGCCCCCAACCCCTCCCTGACCCTCGGTCCGTGGTCCTTGACCCAGGGTAAACCCTACTTCCCACCTGATAAACTGGCATGTTGACAAGTTAATCGGACTGTGGTATAATGACAACGTCAGCTCAATCCTGGGCTGGCGATGTTCTTTAACAGAAAGAGAGAAAGTATGAACACGAAGAATCGCGTGTGGATCGAGCTCGAACTCCCGGCGTCCGGGAGCCCTGAACAGGGCCATGAGCGGGCGGCTGCAGCCAGCAAGATGCTGGCCAAGCTGGGGGTGGATTACCGGGGCTATGACCCGGTCTGGTTCGATGAGAAGAAATGGCGGTATGCCTTTACTGAATCATCGGCGGGCTGTTTCACCTGGGCCTCGGACCACGGACACTGGTTCAATCTCGACTACCTGGCCAAGTAAGGCCTTGGACCCCGCCAGCTCGACCCTGGCGGGGTTTTTTATTGCTTGACCCCACCGGTGAATTCCCCGTTGAAGAGCTGGGCGGCTAGTTTTGCGGGGATGACCTCGCCGAACTCGATTTCCTGGACGTCGCCGACGTTCAGGCCCAGGGGTGGCACGTGGAGCACGGGCCCGATGCAGGCGATCCTTTGGTTGTCGATAGTGAGGACAAGGACCTGGACCATGGTCCGTGGTTCGAGCTCTTTGCGGATGGCTTCTTGGAATTCCTGGAAGCTGTCGAAGGTGCCGTTCACGGCCGCACCTCTTGCCAAGCTGGGCCGACTTGTCCGTCTCGGATGCCGAGGTCTAGGGAGAGCTTGTCGATTTCGGTTTTGAGGTGTTGGATTTCTGTGGCCAGGGAGGTGGCGAGGTCGTTTTGGACTTCGATGCGTCGGCGCAGGGCGAGGACGTATTCGGCCAGTTCGAGGTTGTCGATCTTGCAGGGGGGATCGTCGGTGGTGAAGTTTGCTGGGCGCATGGTTAGAACTCCTTGTTCCAGATGTCGTTGATGTAGCGGTAGAGCTTGTGGTGGCCGATTTGCATGCCCTCACCGGTTTCGGTGTTCCCGATCCAGTAATTCTCCCCGCCTTGGAAGGGCTTGCAATAGTAGTTGCCCACGCGCAGGAAGTCGCCCCGGCGGCGCTGCTCCAGCTCCTGCAGGACCTCTTGCCAGGTGTCGGCGGGGAGGGTGACGGATTCGGCCCCTGCCACGCGGGCCAGGTGCTCGCTCAGTTGCCTGTCGGTGATCATGGCCGCTTCCTCGCTCGAATCAGGTCCGCAGCCTGGTAGGGCTCGGCCTCATGGGCGATGGCCGCGCAGGCCTCGATCTCGTCGTTGACAGCGGCGGTCACGGCCTTTTCCACCATCACCCTGAGGTAGACGTCCACCGCCTCTAAGACCTTCTTGGCAGCTTCGTCGCAGGGAACGTCCGGGTTGGCCCAGATACCGTCCTTGGACAAACGCAGGATTTCCACCTTTGGGTCGTGGCCACCGTAGAAGTGGATGTTCGGCGGCGCGGTGGGCCCGTGGATCGTGTACGGCCCCAAGGTCTCCGTGGGCACGCTGTAGACGCTGTTTGGGTCGATGCGCTCGCCATCCTTCATCCAGGCCTGGCCCACGGTCAGCAGGTCTTGCACCAGCTCGTCGTAGCCCCGTGGTCCGGTCTCCGCGCCACACCGTGCGCAGCGCAGCCCCTCGGACAGGTTGGCATTGAAGTGCCAGTCGTGTTTGCAGGTCATGCCCCACCTCCGTTCACATGTTCATCCAGCCATGCCTGGACTTCTCTGCCACTCCACATTTTGCGCAGCATAGTGGGGAACACCACGCGCTCGCGCTTGGCGTACAGCGGCACGTCATCGAGGAACGCCCGATGCGATGTCACGGTCGTGGTCACCGAGCCGCCTTCCACCAGCTCTTTGAACCGATCCTTGTCGATCCAGCAGACTTCGTTTTGCCTGGTCATTTTTTGTCCCAATCATCGAACAGCTCGTTGTTACTCTCCGAGCGGCCGTAGCCGGTGAAGAGGCCTTTGATTCGCTGCCAGGCCAGGCGGCGCAGGGAGATGTTGGCCAACGGCTCGCGCAGCCAGTGCACCTCCAGCAGCAGTGCGCTGTCGTGTTTGGACAGCAGTTGGTAGGCCTGTTCGTAATACATGCGAACGGCCTCGCGTTCCAGGGCCATGGCCCGTTC